ATTGGATAGAACCTTATCTAAAACAGTGGCATCCAGAACTTACTACAAAGGGTTTTGCAAGATCTTTTATAAACTTGTATCAAAAGGATGACCACATAAGAGTCCATGCTGATCTTAATTGGAATGACTTTGGTGATGAGCATGCGTATTGTGTAGTAATACTTTTCCTAACACCCGATAGTTATATAGATGATCCTCAGGATTGTGGATTCATAATTAATAATAGCCATGAGACTAAAGACTTTGTAGTACATAATAAATTCAATCGCATGGTACTTATGGATGCAAGAAGTTTGCACGAACCTAATGTACCTAGCGATGATGTTCAGAGACTTACATTGTATTCAGGATATTCTATTAGTGACATGCTCGAAGAGAGGCTATCGGGACAAAGCAGAGAAGCCAGATTAATTGAGAGCGGTTTTGTACCTGGTACTAATTATACATTTGAATTGAATAATTATATCTTTGTTGATTGACAAAAATAGTTTTTTTGTTATAATAATATTGGTGTTGCGACAGCCTAAAAATGTTGCTCGGAGAAAAATAGATGAGTTATGTAGATGCATTCTACGACAAGAACAAAGACATTGTTCGCGTTTGTGAAAGAATTGATGGTAAAAGAATTTTAACTGACTTACGACCAGAATACAATTTTTTCATAGCAGACCCAAAAGGCAAACAGCAAAGCATATACGGAGAGAAAGTCACAGAGATTCGCTGTAAGACTCTCAAAGACTTCCGTAAAAATGTTGCTATTAATAATCACAACAAGTTATTTGAAAGTGATATTAGGCCTATCAACAAGACACTAGCAAAACATTTTAACGGAGCAGAGCCTCCCAAACTGCATACAGCATTTTTTGATATTGAGGTAGACTTTGATCCTCTCAGAGGTTACAGTTCCCCTGAAGATGCATTTATGCCTATCACATCAATAGGTGTATATCTACAGTGGCTAGATGCAATGATATGTTTAGCAGTACCTCCAAAGACACTAACTTGGGAACAGGCCAAAGAGATTTCAAGTGTCTTACCAGAAGTTATATTGTGTCGTACTGAAGCAGAGATGATAGAAAACTTTTTATCTATCATTGAGGATGCTGACATATTGAGTGGTTGGAACAGTGAGGGTTATGATATTCCTTATACATACAATCGTATTGTGCGTACACTTGGTAAAGCACAAACTAGAAAACTATGCCTTTGGGATCAGTTTCCCAAAGAACGTAATTTTGAAAGTCACGGTTCGGAAAGAACAAGTTATGATTTATTAGGGCGTGTACACTTAGACTATATGCAACTGTATAGGAAGTATAACTATGAAGAACGACACAGTTACAGACTAGACTATATCGGTGAGATGGAAGTAGGCGAAAAGAAAGTAGCATACGAAGGTTCGTTGGATAGACTTTACAATCACGACTTCCTCAAGTTTTTAGAATATAATATCCAAGATACTTTGTTGTTAGATAAACTAGATAAGAAACTACAGTTCATTGATCTAGCAAACACTATTGCACACGATAACACAGTGTTACTGCCGGTAACAATGGGTGCTGTAGCGACCACAGAGCAAGCAATTATTAACGAGTGTCACAGACGTGGCTATGTTGTACCTGATAGGAAAAGAGAGCGACAAACAGATACACAGGCGGCAGGTGCATATGTTGCATTCCCTAAGAAAGGTATTCATGACTGGGTAGGTTCAATGGACTTGAACAGTCTGTATCCTAGTGTGTTCAGAGCACTTAACATGGCTCCGGAGACTATTGTGGGACAACTTAGACAAGACTATACTGAAGAAGAAATTAGAAATAAGATTAAGTTAGAAAAGAAATCATTTGCTGATGCTTGGTTAGGCAAGTTTGGTAGCAATGAATATGAAATGACAATGGCGAAAGACGTTAACCATACGATGCATTTAGATATGGAAGATGGTACTAGTGTAGAAGTCACAGGTGCAGATGTGTACAACTTAGTATTCAATAGCGGTCAACAATGGAATATCAGTGCTAATGGTACAATTTTTAAAACTGACTTCCAGGGTATTGTTCCTGGATTACTGGAGAGATGGTATGCAGAGAGAAAAGAATTACAAGCAAAAAAGAAAACTGCAACAACAGAAGAAGAAAAAGCATTCTTTGACAAACGACAACTTGTTAAAAAGATCAACCTTAACAGTTTGTATGGTGCTATTCTCAATCCTGGTTGTAGGTTCTTCGACAAACGTATTGGACAATCAACTACACTTACAGGACGGGCCATTACAAAACACATGGGAGCAGAGACAAATAGAATGTTTACGGGAGAATATGATCATACCGGAGACACTATCATATACGGAGATACAGACTCTGTTTATTTTACCGCAGTTCCGTCACTGCCGGATGATGTTGAGTTAGATTTAGACAGTGCAACAAGACTTTATGACCATGTATCTGATACAGTTAGTGATACATTTCCGCAGTTCTTAAAGGATACATTTAATGTTCCAATTGAAGCAGGAAAGGTTATGAAAGCAGGGCGAGAAGTAGTTGGTCGTGCTGGTTTGTTTATTACCAAAAAGCGATATGCAATTAACGTATTAGACTTAGAAGGTTGGAAACCGGAAGGTGGCAAACTAAAAATCATGGGGTTAGATATCAAGCGAAGTGATACTCCAGAGTTTGTGCAAGATTTCTTAGAGGAAATACTACTAGATTGCCTAAATAAACATAGTGAAAATGAAGTTATTGAAAAGATTAAGGAGTATAAGGCTTACTTTAAGAGTTTGGATGCTTGGAGGAAAGGTATGCCTAAACGTGTAAACAATCTTACAATGTACGAAGAAAAAATGTTAAAGCAAGCAAAAGTACCTGAGAGTTATAGGCTACATAAACTTGAGGCGCTCAAGGAAGAAAAGACTAATAATATGATTCCCGGGCATGTGCGAGCCAGTATTAATTATAATAACTTACTAAAAGTTAACAATGATAATTACAGCATGAAAATAACAGATGGTGCAAAAGTTATTGTTTGCAGAATGAAAAATAATCCAATGGGTTATACAAGTGTTGCATATCCTACAGACGAGTTGCAACTGCCTCAATGGTTTAAAGATTTGCGATTTGATGAGGATGCAATGGAAGAGGCTGTGCTAGACAAAAAGATAGAAAACGTTATTGGTCAAATGGGATTTGATCTTAAACGTATTAATGAAAGTGAAACCTTACAGAATTTTTTCGAGTTT